GCAATTGTACCACCACCAGTTAAACCACTACCTGCAGTTAATGTAATTGTAGCATCATTAGCTACAGTATCATCTAACAGACTAGATAAGTCTAAAGTGAATGTTGAAGCATCATCTCTAGTAAAAGTTACTATACCTGCCCCATCTATTGTACCACTTGCGATTGCTCTAGCATCCTCATCAAGGTAAGATGACAAATCTACAGTATCTGTTGTTCCATCAGCTTTTGTTAATGTTAGGATATTCGCTGCTAAAGATAAATCTGGTTTAGAATATAACTCAGTGAAGTTGTCATTAGATTTATCAAACGCACTTCTTATAGGGTCTCCAGTACCATCGTTTGCAGTAGTCCCAATATTAATCGTTTGTTTTGCCATTTTATTTTATTTATAATTGTGTTTTATCTGCCGTAAATTGTGTTGTATCTGCTGTTAAATTACCTCCGAAATAACTAATCATATCTGCTGTAAATGGTGTTACTGGAACTACCCCCCAACAAGTTGGAGCAGAAAAGTCAGGAATAAAATATGTTGTGTATTGCTCATCGACACCAAAGGCATCGTTAGCTTCCATATCACAGTATATCTTTCCCCAATCTATTGAATTTGCCATCTCTCTTTTTTAAGTAATTACTTAATTTAATAATGTTCTCTTTCTTAGGTTTGTATTGTTTCTTCTCTCTTATAGTACCCATCCTTGAAATAATGCGTCTTTATCTGGGTAGATGTCCTCATTATTATTACTAAAGTATTCAGGAAATTTGCTACTCGCATTAAAGCTCATATACTCAATAAATCTATTGGCATAATATTCGGCATAATCTCTCTCCTTAGCAATAAGGCTATCTATCTCTTCTTTTAAAGGTTGTGTTGAGTTCTCAGAAGAATGTTTATATACTCCTCCATTTGCTATTGTATAGGCAGCAAAAGGTAAATATTCTGCCATCGCAAAGTGAATCAACATCGGTTGTACATAGTCATTAACTAAGTTTAAATAATCCCCAGTTAAACTACCAGCAATAATATCACTACTTATCTTATCATATAGGTCTGTGCCGAGATAGTTTTGTACGTGAATCTCTTGAGCAAGTTTGATAAACTGAATAAACTTATCAGTATCTACATTCCCACTCAAAGCAGTATTCTTAACTAAGTCAGCTCTTTTTATAAATAGTGCAGTTGCCATTATTCTAATCCTTCAATTTGTTCGTCAATTTGTTCTTGTTGAGTCTGTCCTTCTGAACTTCCATTCTTTACTCCAGTTTCCTTTTCTACTTCAGAATCTGTAAGAGCATTTGTCAAATCAGTAAACTCTAAAGGTTGTAAAGTCTTAAAGTAAATATCTAGTTCAATATTGTTATAATCTAATATTCTCTCTAATTCATCTAATATTGTAACCTGCATCGGTCTGATAACAGTATTATCCATCAATAAAGAAGCAGTCTGGAGTTCTTCGGCATTATTACCAAGCCCAGTATTATCCTTAATACCAACCAGCATTGGCGATACAATACGATGGGAAACCATTACCTTCTTCATACTCTCATCAGATAAAAACTGATATTGTTGATGGGCATCGTTAATCATTACTGGGTCAACAGTTGCAGCTAGTTCTTTGCTATCGTTAAATGCCAAGATGAATTTACCTGCGTTAGATGTACCACTAAACTTCTCGTAGATTGCTCTTTCGATAGAATCCCTCTGTTCTTTATCAGGAGTACCATTGTTAAAGTTAATCAACATACTTGGTTGTAAGCCATTCTGTATATTGCTAATATGGTAGTTGGCAATCTCTTCTTCTAACTCAGCATACTGAAGTCCCCCTTGATAGTCAACTGGGCTATAGTAATAAAATCCTGCTCTATAGGGTCTAATATATAGAATCTCAATATTATCTTTACTAGTGCCGAATGCGGCAATACGCTTTGGTTTATCGTTTGGTTTTACCTTAGACCAATCACTAGAATAGTAATATGCTTTTACTTCCCCATCTCTAGCCTTCTCAGCTCTCAATGTTTCAATTGGCATATGGGCTACTTGAGCTATCTTGCTTCTATCTTTGCTATAGATTACTTGTAGGGCAGCCTGTCCCATCATTTTAAAATCGTAGCAAACCTTCTTCATACAATCCTTCTTAAAGAGCTCCTTCATTTCTTGATACTCTCTAGGTTTTGCCTCAGAATCAGTAGCATCTAATCCTCTTCCGTATATCATCTCCGATATGCCGTTAATGGAAGCGTTATTTGTTGGAGACCCATTGTATCTATCTATAAGATACTGAAAATACATATTATCATCTCCGTACTCTACCCAATCATATCTCTTAGACTCAGTAATCTCAGGTGCAGTATAAGAGGCAAGGTTTACAACATGAATTGCATCCTTAACCTTGTTTAATTGCTTATTATAATTTTTTCTTGACATTATATAAATATATATTCATTATCAAAGCTAGTCTCCTCTGTGTATTCGTCTTTGTTTATAAAATACTTATCTAAAGATGCTTGGTCGCTACAATAGATTAAACCTCTGTATATCTCCTCATCATCTTCTCCTGAGACTTGTACTTTGTAGGTATATAGGTTATCTTCAACCAAACTAAACGTACCATTTAACACCATATAATCTCCATCAACTGATTTAGTTGGAGTAATAGTAGTAGTTTTTCTAGTTGCCTTATCCGTAAGTTTTATAACTGGGGAATCGGCATCCTTTCTTGGAATTATCTTTAATTCTTGAGTTCCTGATGTAGGGAGTATATCCATATACAAAATAACCTTACCCTATTGAATTGTTTTCACTAAGGTACAAAAAAAGGGGAGTAAACACCCCCCTTATTGAATTTAAAATAGTAGTCTAATTATACAGCTCTTTGAGAAGATGCAGTATCAGTAGCACTACTCATACCAGCAAATGGGTCTGCCGAAGTAGCACCATTTACAAAATTAGGCATAGTTATTTCGTTAGCAGTTAGAGTAAGAGTATAACCTTGTAGGTCTCCCATTGCAGTTCCTGTTACTGCTGTACCTCCTGTTACCTCTGCTCCGTGTTCTCTACCAACTAGTAATAACTTACCATCAAAAGTCTCTACAAAAACGTGAGGTCTACCGAATGCCATTAATTTAAGCTCTTTATTGTCCTCTTTTGTTAGTTTATGGAGAGTTAAGTTTACAACTTGCTCAAAGAATGTTGTACCATTCTCAAGAGAAGTTTGGATATTTGTTTCTAAGGAAGAATTACCTTTAACATCGTAAGAGTGGTAAGTAAAAGTCCCATCCATATCAGTTACTTCGTCATCAGTCAAGGTAATAGTACCTAAATCTCCGAAGTCAACAAAGTGAATCTTTCTTATACCACCTACGGCATCTTTACAAGGTTTTAGTCTCCCACCAGTTAAATCACAAGCCATAGTATTATTGTTTTATTAAAAAAGGGTAGGCAGATTAGTTACCACCTACCCCTTCTTATTGATTAATTATTATTTATTAGTCGTTAGCAGAGTTAGTGATACCATAAGTTACGATATCATCAACAATACCATACTGTACACCAGCAGTAAATCTCATCACGACTCTTACGTTTTGAGACCCATCGATGTCAGCCATATCAATAACTTTTACTTCGTTATGGTCAGATAATAGACCAGTACCAAAGTATAGGTTAGATTTCTCAGCAGCCATTGCCACGTTATTTGCAAGACCATTAGCAACAAATAGTTTTACACCATCAAAAGATAGTCCTCCACCTTGCCACCATTGAGTACCTTTGTTATCGATACCAGCAGCACCTAAATTACTAGCAAATCCTCCTAAAGCTCTTACATAAGCTCTAGCAATATTCTGAGAAACATAGATATTCAAATCTTCACTTCCATAAAGAGTAGAAGGAATAGCATCTACGATTTTACCTAATTCAGTAATTACGTTAGAAGCGGTTACTGTAGTACCTGTAACTTCGTTAGCTTGTGGTAAGTTAGCATCAGCAGCTACTAATGTGGTTAAACCATCAAATTGCCCTGAAGTAGAAGTTGAACCTTCCCAGATAGACTGCTCAGTTCTTTGTGCTACTTTAGCAGCAACGTGAGAAATTAAGAAGTCAGAAAAGTTAGCAGGTAAAGTATCGTGGGCAGAGAATCCCATAGAGATAGCTTCCCAGTCATTCTGAAAGTCTTTCTTACATAATTGTAAGTTTACTTGTTGAAATTCAGGAGTCAAAGTTCTCTCATCAAGAGTGATAGTACTTGTTGCAGTAAAATCACAAGATGCATCTTTTACGATATCATCAGTAGAGATAGTTTTGATTACTTCCTGAAACTTAATGTTTGGCTTAACAGTGATTCCACCATTTTCCAAAGTAGAAGCACTTAATAGAGCAGCAGAAATATACTGTCCTGCAAACTCTCCATTATATGCTACACTAGCGTTTTGAGTTGTTGTTGTTGGCATTTTATTTAGATTTAGTCGTTATTTTTTAATGTTAGATATTCTTTGAAATACTTTATCCGCAGTACTCATAGGTCTATTTTGTGCGTATAAATTCAAATTCGGTTTAGCCTCTTCTTCAGGGCTATGCTTGATTGGTTCAGCAGCAGGTTCTTTAGAAAGTTCTTTTACTTGCTCGGCAAGAGCTTCTTTCTCTTTCTTCATATAACCCATTTCCTCATCAATCATCTTCTTAATGGCTTCGATTTCAGCTTTCATAGCTTCCATATCCGCCATATACTTCTCCTCAGAAACATAGCCATCTTTTAGCTCAGTTTCTTCGTCTACTACTTCTTCCTCGCTAGAAGCCTCTACTTCTTCAGTAGCAACTTCTTCAGATAGTTCTGTAGTCTCCTCTTTAACTTCTTCAGCAGTCTCGCTAACAGCTTCGACTAATTCCTCTTGAACTTCTTCGTTAGAAGAAAGCTCTTGAGCTAATTCATCTTCTTTGGTCAGCACAGACAACTTCTCGAGAATTTCATTTAAAATAGTTGTTGCCTTCATAATAATTATTAAGATTTATATAAAATAATTGTCTAACAATTAAGTGTTAGATTTTCATTCAGTTGTCCCTGTAATATTTCCAATACCCTGAGCTTGAAAACTACCATCACAGCATTTGCTTGAATAAGTCCTTCCATCTTTACAAAGACATCCTCTTTTTCCATTCTTGGGACTTGGTGCTTTTTTGTTGTATTCTCTTCTCATAATCCTGCGTTTTGAGTTCGTTGTACAAAAAATATAATATCCCATATTTTAGCAGAACCCCCATCAGATTGTATCTTTGGAGTAAGTCCACTTGCTAAAGCATTACTATCTAAATAATATTGGAACATTATATGTTGGTTTTGTGTTTCATTGTTTCCTTTATAGAAACCTAATGCCATATTAATTCTGTCGTAATCATCCGCACCAGTTAAACTAAAATCTATATGGGTTTGATTAGCATTAGCTGCTGACTTCTTAAATACAACAGTTACAGAATATACATCGTTTTCATTCTCCCCTATAAACTTATTGGTAGCTGAATCATAAAAGTTAATACTTGAATGGCTTCTTACAACACTACCAGCGTTATTAGGCAAAGTAACTTCAACACCATCAGAAAGCAATAATTTAGTCTCATCACTTGTCCCAGTATAAAAAGTATCATCATATCTTGCCCAACCTAAGTTTATTGTAGCCCCATAGTTCTGAGGATATACAACTACATTCTCACCATTATGCCCCATATACAAGGCACTATCAGTACGCAACATCGCACCATTCTCTATATTGACATTGTCAACTACAGTTTGACTTACATCTTCTACATGGACTCTATAAGCTGTATTTTTACCCATTATTTTTTACTTGATTTTGGATGGTCTTTTGGCAATAAATCGTAATCAGTTGTGTACTTTGGATTTTGTGGTCTACCATTCTTCATAAGGTATAAGAAAGCATTTACTCTAGCTAAAGCCCATTGTTTAGCACTTCTTACTTTCGGAGAATGACTGGTGTTAAAAGCACCAAGCCCCCTTTGAAAAACAGAAGCCAACATACCAACTGTAACGCTATAATTAAGTTTCTCTCGGTATCTGTCGTTGAATTCGTCAGCTTTTTTTTTAAGAGTAGCTCTATCTGCTTCAGATACCTTAGCACCTGTCTTACCCTTTGCACTACCTTTAGCTGTTCCCTCTCCTTTTGGACTAGGATTAGGAGTGTCTGATTTAGGTGCTTTAGGAGATGATTTAACACCGCCTTTTTCTCCTACCTCCGCTAAATCTATTTCACCAAGTTCTTTTAGTTTGCTTCTACTCCATCTAAGGGCTGCTTTACCTCCCCAAGCATCATACATCAATTTACCACATCCATCTGAGTAGCTTGTAGATGCCTCTAAGTCTTTAGCGTGGCGAGATAAGAAACTGTACATTCTCTTTATTGTTGATACTGTCAAGTTAGATTTTGATGCTAACTGGGAGGCTCTGCGTTTTCCTACAGCAGTACCGCAAGAACCCCAACCATTCTCATCAACCCATTCTAAGACTCTCTTAGCGTTGTTTACGACCCCTTGAGGGTAATCACTATATGTCTTTAGATTTAGCTTCTTAGAAGCGATGTAATCAGCCATCTCGACTAGAATCTCCTCTGCTTCTTCCTCGCTAATTTGATTGACCTCTGCCATATTAACTTTATCGGTAAAATATCCTTCAATAGAGAAACCCTTTACTTTACCAGTCTTAACGTAGTTATTCCAAACATCATCGTTATTAACCTTCATCGAAACCATCCAAGTACCAACAGGTAATTCCATCCCATACTTTCTACTCTTATCATGGGTCTCATCCTCAATAATCCAGCTTTCTACAACTGATAGTCCGTAGAGTTTAGCTTCGTGTTCTAGGGTAGATTCATTTTGATTACTTCTCATTAAGAATAGTTCAGATGCTTTTCTTACTGTATCTTCCGAGAAGTAGATATAGTATTCATCTTCGCCATCAGCTCTGTAGATATTCTTATTAGGCACTAATGCAGCCCCCATAAGGATTCTTTTTTCTTTATCAACTTCAGCTAGTTCAACTTTAGGTTGTTCGCTAAGTGCTATAAAATGTTCTTGAATTGCAGGTCTCTGAACTATACTAATAGCTTCAATACCTGATAGCAATTCTTCTTCGTCAATAAGTAGTTCTATTATTCTCATATTATTAAATTAACTATAAAAAGTAATTTTTGTTATTAATCCAGCGAATTACTATTAAAAATCATATCGTGAGTATCTGTAGCATCTTGAATATCTTTTAACACCACAAAAGACCTGATTGGTTTCTCTTGTTGCAGAGATACTGATTGTGCTAATTGAGATTCTGGAGATGCACCAACTACGTTAAAGTCTGGAGCTTCTACTGGGACTCTTCCTCCTTCTCCCCCTCCTAATGATTTAGAATTAAATTGAGTAGATGATATAGCGGCTATTTGTGCAATACCATTCGCCAAAGTTAATGCTTGTGCTATTTTAGCTCTAAGTGGAGAAGTTGGGTCTCCAATTACTAATTGTGAACCATAAGCTACAAATCCAGCTTGATAAGTGTCCATTATAACTCTACTTATCTTTAATGCTTTTTCTATTTGCCAAGCCTTCTTTTGTGCTGCTTCTATTGCCTCAGCAGATTCTCCAGCATTTCTTATTTCTCTATTTTTTATGGCATCAGATATAAATCCTATTGTAGAAGCTCCTTGATTATATATCTCTTGTATTTGAGCAAATCTTTGTTTCTGATACCTTACATTTTCATCTATTAAATTTTTCTGTAATTGTGCTAATTTTAATTCAGCATTTGCTCTTTGTTCAGTTCCTTCTTCATATACATCTACTAATCCCTTCTGTAATTCTATTTCAAATTTAAGTTGCTTCATTCTTTCCTGAATAGAATTCTCAGTAAACTTCTTAGGTATCATTAATTGGGCATCTGCTAAATTAGCTTCTGCCTGTTGTATTTTATATAGTGTCTGTAATACGTTTTGAGTTCTTTTTAGCCTAAATTCAGTTCTTTTTGATTCTGCTCTTTCTTCTATAGCAATAAGAACATCTGCTAATTCCTGTTCCGCAAGAGCAATAGATTCATTATATTCTATTCTAGCTTTTGCCTTTTCTTTATCAGTAGCTTTACTTTCTAAAAACTCCTCAAGTCTTTGTTTTTGTCTTTCCTTAAAATCTTCTGTTCTAATTCTAAACATCATCATCAAATCAGTAGATTCTTTTGCTATCTTAGTTTCTTGGTCTTTTACAAACTGGTCTAATGATTGTTGTCTAAGTTTTTCTACATCTTTATCAAAGTCTAAAAATTGTTGTTTAAATGTTCTTAATGACTCTCTTGAATTGCCAGTTGCTTTAGAGTACCCTACAAGTTGTGCTGTAAGTTCTTCAATTCTTTTTCTAGCTGCTGCAACACCACCACCCTCTTTATCTACAAATTCTTCAAATCCTTTTATTAAGTTAGTTGTATCATATCTATCTCCTTCAATTAATCTAGCAATAAGCCCTTTACCATCTGCCCCCATTGCTTCAATAGCAAGTCTTTGTAAAATATTTGTATTTTTCTTTATTATTGCAATTTGTTTGTCTTGGTCTTGTTCAAGTCTTAATTGCTCTAAAACAGCTCTTCTTTGTCTATCCTCTATAAACCCTTCTGCATTTTCTTCTATAAGTAAATCTATTTCAGCTCTTATTTCTTGCTGCTTAACATATAATTCTATAGATTTTCTTAATTTATCAATACCCTCTTTAGATTTAGTATTTAGCTTCTCTATATCTGGGAGCTTATCAATTAATTGTTGCTCTAAGTTAGAGCGTCTTTCTTGTGTTAGATTGTATTCATTAAGAACTGTAAAATATGCTTCTAGCCCTTGTCTCGTTTGTTCTGTTTCCTGTCCTATTTTTTCTAATTCCTCATTAAATCTTTTAGCTTTAGCACCAGCACTTTCAAATGCCTTCATTATTTTAGGCAAGAAAGATAATAATAATTGAATTCCAATCAATATACCTCCAACACCAAAGAATGATTTTCTAAGGTCTGACAAAGCACCTCCTATACCTCTTTCTTTATTTGTACGAGCAAATTCTTGACCAAGTTCTATTAATCTACCGATGTTGTTAGCCATACCCTGAATACCATAAGCGGCATCAGAAGCTACACGACCTGATTCAATAAGTATGGCATTATTAAGACCAGATTGAGCCCTATTTTTATTATTGGCTCTTGCTAACCTTTCAGTAGAATCAGCTAATCCATCAACAGCTTTCTTTGTTGTCTTTACTGCTCTAGCGGCATCTCTTTCGGTTACCTTTATTTCAATCGCAATGACCTTC